AGCAAGTGTTGAATCAACGTCGTTGAATGAAGTTAGGTTTAACTTCTTTGTTGTTGTAACTGCTGAGCCGTATTCGTTCAGTGTTACTGTAACCTGTGATGGGTTACCTAGAGCAATGCTTGATACATCTGATGTTTCTGTCAATGTAGAAGTAGCTTGTGCCAAATCTGAGTAGATTGAGAAAACAACTGATGATCCTGGCATTGCTTGCTGTACTGGCTTAACATCTGCAAGTGAACGCATAACAGGAATAGAGCGAAGCGCCATTCTTACATACTGATCGTATGCTGCCTGCACAAGTGCGGTGATGTTACCAGTACTAGTAGGGGTACCTTGTGGGGTTGCCATTTCTAGTCTAGCCTTTCGTTAGGATCGGATTAGAGTCCAGACATTCTAATGACTTCATCCAATTCTTCTTTGCTGTTTGCATTCATTAGTTTTTGCATAATATCTCCGTTGTGTTCTGGTGAAACACCAGAGTCTGCGGAGTTAGTCATACGCTTATATGCTGCAGCATCGTTTGGATTTACATTAGGTGTCTGGGTTTGACTTGTTTCAATACCGAAAACATCGGCATAGTCTTCAAGCCATTTAGATACAGACTCTTCAGTTGGGTCTATATCCTGTGGGATAAATGAAGCAATTTTGCTGTTTACCCCGCGACTTGCGAGGGCATCCTTGATTGCTCTTTCGCGTTGGGCCTTATTCAAAGACTCAAACTGAGCCTTAAGCTCATTTAGTTCTTTGTCTTTTTGCTTAGACGCTTTGCGTAGTTGCTTTACTAGATCGTTTGATGAGTCATTCGTATCGAAGTCGTCATCATCCTCGTAGTCGTAATTGGACATAGTGGTCCTTCTCCCTATTAGTTGTTGGCGCAGGCCTCATATTCGTTTGGGGAAACGGTATGGCTCCTACTACTGGTCTTGTTGTCGCTCCACTAGGCCAGTCGTTCTAGTGGCAGGCTTTATAGTACTCCGGCTCTGTCTCGTGCTATCGCACCAGCACCGGCACTGCCACCAAATGCGGCAGTTTCTAGCTGTGTTAACTTCTTACGTTGCTTTGCAGCATCTACTGAACCAGCAAGTCCAAAGACTTCAGCCTCTGCTGTTGTCTGTGTGTATGGAGATTGCTTGTAGATCTCTGCTAGTTGGCTACCGCGAGGTGCAACTTCTGCAACTGTCTGGAATCCTTGTTGTGCTTGCGCCTTAGTAATACCTGCTGCAGCTAGTTCCTCTGCACGAGTCATACCAGTCTGAAGTCCTGCTTGTATAGCAGCACCACCGATTTCAGCAGCAGTTACCTTACGCTTGATGTTTTCAATAGCGTTCTTTGGATCAAGTGTATAAGCCAAGATATCAGCATTACTAATATCAGGATAGAACTGCTTAAGTGCTGCAGTAACTTCTGGGTTAGCATTTAACACACGCTTTTGTGCAGTAGAGATACGGTCCTCTAACTCAACAGGGCTTACATCGCCCTCTAAGAACTTGTTAAATCCTTCTTGGATTCCCATTTCACCACGTGCATAATAGGTATCTGGTAGTCCATAGCGACGCATAACATCTTGATATTGATCTTCTAGTTGAATATACTCAGCTTCAGACAATGAACGTAAACCTTTACCAATGCGTTGAGCATTGGCAGAAAAACGCTTCTTGTAAGCGTCTGACTCACGTAGTTTAATAGTAAACTCTGAAGGTGATGCACCTGAAGTAATCAAACCTTTAAGTGGTTCTACTAGAGATTCTAGTCCATATAATTTGAACTGTGAGTACAGTAAATCATAGGCAGACTGACGTGCTGCTTTATCTTCCGCTGCCTTTGTTTCTGCTGCAATTTGTGCTGCAGTTTTTAATGTCGCAGTTCCAGTAGGTTCAGTAATTTTAGTAGTTACATCTTTTTCAAATGGTTTAACAGTTCCATCAGCGCTAACTTTAATTGGAGCACCAAATGTCTGAGTTGAGCCAGGTCCTGTTTGTACCTCTAGTTGCTGGCTTCCATCAGCATTTGTGACAATTTTATAGCCAAGCATATTAGGATCTGCAGCGCCAAAGAACTTTTCAAATGCTTTAGGAAATGGACCAGGTGTAAATCCTGGCATAGTAAAAGATTGGCGAATTTCTGGAATATCACTTTCAAGAAGATCTAGCGGCATACCCGTTCTAGGGTCATACTTCGCATTTTCTTCTTCTATTATTTTTGCAAGTTCTTCTTCTGACACTGGTTCATTACGAGGTCCAGCAACTCGTGGTGCGCCAGTAGCGCCATCATCAAGTTGCATCAAGTCTGCATTAAAGTTAAACATTATTTACCCCTGGAATCCGAAGTCTTGAAGGACCTTAAGTGCTGCATTGGAAACTGATTCTTTTGCTTGACCTGTGTACTGCCAACGATCATCTTGACGCAAAGCCTTCTTGTAGTCATATATGTTCATATCGCCTTTTTCGTTAATAGCCATACGTAATGAGTTGTCGTTAAGGTCAATTTGGTCTGGGTTAATTTCAAGAACATTTGCCATAGTCTGCTTGTATGGTGCATAGATGTCTTCTAGGTTATACCCGCTACCTAGTAGATTACGCACATACTCTGGTTGTCCCTGAGCTGCAATCTGACGAGCATTGGATAGGACTGTATTAAGATCAATGTTTCCAGATAAAATTTCTTGGATGGTAGTTTGCTCAGCATCCTTACCAAGCACGCCTCCGCCTAGCTTTGGCAGGATGTCTGTTACTGCTAGACCGTTTGCTTTAGCAATAGCTGCAAGGCTTTGCTGAACTTGTAGCGCTTCTCCACCAAATCCAGTTACAGCGCCTTTGCCATATAGGTTTGTTGTCTTAGATACGTAAGGAATAATAAGACGATCAATAGCCAATGGATCGTTGTCTAGGAATCCATTATAGATATCCTCAACAATCTTTTGAGCAGTAGCATCATCTAGTGTAACTCCTGCTAGCTTCTTTGCACGGTCCTTGACCTGGCGCATCTTGTCAGTTTGGTACATACCAAAGTCTGACTTACTTACATCGAGTCCTTTTTTCTGTAACTCTTTGTACTTGTTAAGATCAATGATACGCTCACGAACTGAGCCAGCATTGCTCTGCCACCAGTCGGTGAGCATTGCTTCATCTAAAAACTTCTTTTCTGTATAGCCTTGTTCAACGGCTTTAAGTAGCAGTTTACCTAGTTGTCCTAGCTCTCCTGTTTTCTTATCGCGGTCTACTGTAAAGATATAATCAGGTAGGCCAAAGTTAAACTCTGCTTTATCAATCAGCTCTTGGAATGCAGGCTCTGCTCTTCCTGGAATCTTTAGCGCATCTCGTATGCCAACGCCAGGTCCTTGTGTTCCTGTTGCTTTTCCTGGAGTTGTTAATGGACCAGTAACTGTAGGTGTGGGTGTACCATCACCAGATGCCTTGGCTGCAGCATCTGCCTTAGCCTTGTCAATCTTTGCCTTATCTTCTGCATCCTTCTTAGCCTTAGCATCTGTTCCTGCTTGTGTTGCAGCAGTTTGTTCTTCAGTTAGGCTGGTATCAATTCCATCTTTGTACTTACGGTTGTTGTATGTACCAGTAAATGGCTTGCCGTTTTGTAAGAATAGGTTTTCTTTTGTGCCACGACCTGTATAGTACTTAGTACCAAGTTCTCCCTTGGTTTCTGGAGTGGTTCCTCTAACTGCTTTGTCAACAGCAGATGCCTTGTCAGGGTTTAACTTTTTGAGAATCTGAACCGTATTCTGGTATGTCTTAAATACAGCATCTGCTTCTTTCTTAGAAACAGCTCCTCTTTGGACTCCATTGATAACACGTAATAGTTCAGACGCGGCAGTGCTTGCATCAAGAAATGCCTTTAATTCAGCATCCTTTTGTTGCTCAGTTTTAGCACGAGATTTACTTGCCTTAGCTGCTGCTAGTGCTTGGTTGATCCGCTTTGTACGCTCTGCTGATGTTTCTTTAGATGTGGTTGTTTTATAGTCATTTACGTAATCGTTAAACGTAGCCATTACTTACCACCTAGCGCATCCATAAATGTCTTATAGTATCCAAGAACCTGATTGGTCTTAGCCTCATCAGTTCCTGCAATTTGATCTATCAAGTACTGTTGCTCGTTGATGCCACCAGTAGTTGTTGAAGTTGTTACACCACCAGATGTTGAATAATTAGTAACAGTAGGTGCTGCCTTCTGTGCCTTTTGAAGAGCTGATGTGTACTTCAGAATCTCTTTACCAGATGCCTTGCGTCCCAAAGTATCTTGGAAGATTGCGTCAATTAAAGCCTTGGCTGTAGTTTGATCTGAGATACGTGTTTCTTTGCGAACACTTGGACCACCGCTACCTTCTGCTATCTTCGCAGCAGCTTCTTGGTCTAGGTATTGTCCTACAGTAAATGCCTGGCCTACCATTTGGCTTTGTAGCGCAGCCTTCATAGAGGCAGTTGAGTAGGCAGAAAGTAACTTATCTGAGTACTTACCAGTTACTGCAACCTTGTAGCCTGCGTTCTTTAGTCTTTGTGCAAGGATCTTGCGATCAGGCTCAGACATATTGTAAAGAATGTTTGCATCTTGGTTAGCAGTAACAACACCGCTTTGGTAACCACCAGTTCCGCTAACTGCTGTGTTAGATACTGTTGAACCGGTTGGGACTATGGGAGTCTTATAGTTGTAATCAAAAAGATTATCTGCCACTTAGTCACCAATCAATCGTGAGAATAGTACATCGTATGCTGATTTAGCATTAGGGTTTTTTCCTGCAATCTCTTGCAATTTAATCTTGATACTCTGACGCAACAAGTCCTTGTAGTTCTGCTGTGTATCACCGTTTCCAGTAATAGAATCACGAGCAGTTCTATAGGCCTCAAACTCATTAACCATCTTTGTAAGTAGTCCACGGGTCTTAGGCTGTGTAGTAATTGTCTTGTCTTGTAGCATATTTACAAGGTCTTGATAGGCACGCTGACGCTGGATCTGACGACCTGCACCACCTGTTCCTAACTCTTCCTGTAGTACTGGACGTGTGCTCTTGAACTGATCTGCCCAGGTAGTCCATTGTAGACGAATCTGTCGTTTGCCTTCATCTGAAGGTGTAGCTGCTAAATCTGCCTCGTATAATTCCTTTTGGCTGTAATAGAACTGAATGTCCTTTGCAGCGCCTACTTCCTTTAGGTAGTCATCAAGAGTTTTGCTCTTCTTTAGACCTGCTTGAAAGATAATCTTGTAAGCATCGAAGTTGAAGTCACCCTTTGTTGGAATAAGGAAAGGAGCACCTTCCTTGTACTTCTCAATCAAGCCCTTGTTCTCTTGAATCCAAGTATCAGCACCTTCTACGGCACGTACAATCGCTACTGTATTACGCTCTGATTCAGATACTGTAAATGGCATCTGGTTAGGATAGAGCTTAATCCACTCTTGCGTAGTTCTATCAATGTCACCATTGTATGTTTGTAGTAAGTTGTTAAATACTTGCTTAAAGTTTGTGCGTTCGTTGTCACGTACCCACTTAGCCATATCAGACTTGAGCGTAACCTGTGGTGATGCTGGAGCAATGAAGCCAAACACTGCACGAAGTGCTAGAACACTAAGGGTTGCAGACTGCAACTTGTCCTTGTATGCCTGTAGTTCACCAGGTGATGGTGGAACTTCAACTTCTTGTCCGTTAATAATCTGAATAGTAGGCTTTGGGCTATAGCCTGCAGCCTCTAGGTAAGTTACACCCTTACGGAACGCAGATGCGTACTGTGATGAACGCTCATCCTTGTTTAATGCACCCAAGATACGGTTAACGTGGGCAGGCATAAGTGCGTTAATCATTGGAGCATCTTCACCATACTCGCCTAAGAAGGCTCGCTCTAGTTCACCAAACTGAGGTATTAAGTTACCCATTACTTTAATTGGAAACGCTGCTAATGGACCTGCAAATGTAGGAAATAGTGAATCAGGGTTCATAGAAGGTGTAATCATCTTCAACTTACCTGAGAACTCTACTGGCATTGGGATCTGGAACGCAGTCTCTACGCCAAAGGCCTTCATTACGCCATTGACTGCCTTGTATACAGGGTTTAATCCTGGATAGAAGAAGTATTGCTCTCCATTATCGTCTGTTTGTACGAAGCCAGAGTGTGCAATACCCTCATAAGTAAGGGATGCACGTACAACTGCCTCTGGGTTGTACCTTACGGTACGTCCAATACGACGATAGAAGTCCTCAGTAGCACGATAGAAGCGTGCAAAGTTACGTCCTGACATAGCCAATTGGCTACGCACTGCAGGATTATCCACAAATGCTAGGACTCTTTCACGAGCAAGGTCTTCTGCAATGTCAACTAAGTGGCGAGTAGCTCTATCCTTAGCTTCAGCAAGTGCATCATCTGTTAGACCCTTAGTGAACTGGTCCATAATGCGCTTTTCAAAACCTGTAGCACGCATATCCTTACGAATTTGTGTTAACTGGTAGATAACTAATGGCTCACGTGAGAATCTGGCGTTAGCCTCTCCCATATAGCCCCATAGTTTCTCGCTAATACCGGCAGCAAACTGGTTGCCCTCTGTTACTGGGACCAATACTGGACCTGCAACCCACTTAGGAGCAAGAGCAAAGTCTTCAGCATCTGGCAAATCATCTAAACCAAGGTTACGTGCAGATACTTTTACCTTACCATTACCATCAACAAAGCGGATCTTGCTTAATAGATCTTGGTTGATTTCGCCATTTTCTTTAGCCAAGAGATTTCTTGTTGCGTCAAATGCACGTTTTGCGTGAGTATCTACTGTTTCTCCAGGAACACTGTACAACTGAAAACGCTCACGCTGTTGTTCAGTCAAGCCTCTAAGGTATGTAGCAATTTCATCTATTGCTTTACCTTCATCATTAAGGTTAGCAACAGCTATGCTACCAATTTCATCATTTGCTATACGGCTAATCTGTACAAGCCAACCAAGGCGTGCCTCTGTACTTGCTACTGGACTAAACATACCAAACTGGCGCTTGCCGTATGTTTGCTTGTATTTAACGCCATCATAAGTAATAGCTGCCATTTCACCAAAGCGCTCAACATCATCAGTTGCAGCCATAAACTGGTCTGCTCCACGAAGGCCGTTCTTGCCACCTTCGCCAATGATACGCATAGTATCTCTTAGGCGACCAAACTGAGCAAACTCTGCTAAAAACTCTGCAGCTTCTTTGTCAAGAAACTTGCCAACCATTGAATCCATCAATGCTTCAGCCATAATAGTTTGCACTGCGTTAACGTCACCAGCCTCAGATGCTTTAGCAATCCTAGCGTTGTAAGCGTTAACTTCTTTTTTGCGTACAATCTTGTTAATAAAACCTAGGTTACCTTCACCTGATGCCATACGTAAACGTGTTGACAATATACGACCTTTAACAAGTCCCCAAGGTGAGTCACCTACTGCAAGGTGTAGCATCAAATCTTCTGCTGCGTTACGAACTGGGAACTTTGGTCCTGCTAGAGTTCCTAGAGTCCACGCGCTAGTTAAATCATCTGCCCATTGCTTCTGTGAAGCACCGACTACGTTATCAATAATTCCTGAACGAGCAGCAAGACGGTCTACGTCTTGGATACTAGGAGTGGAGATTGATTCAGATAACTGATAGTCAAACAACGCAGAACGCTGTCCGTTTTCTAACATATCTGGGTTTACAATCTTGGCAATCTCAATACCGTTCTCATCAAGTTCACGAGTAATAGTAGGAGTTGCGTAAGCCTTTGGAACACCCTTGCTACCGAAGTTGCGTAGGAATGTCTTGCCAGCTTCTGACTTATCTACGCCACGGATTGTTGCAATCGTGTACCAAACACCTTCGTAGATCTGTTTGCGCTGACCTTCATTACCTGCAGTAAATGCTTCTGCGATAATCTTTGAGTGGTAACGAGAGTTAGCAAGGCGAGCTAAACGATATACCTGTGTTGGTGCATCATCTGCTAGTACATTGAAACGGTTATCACGAAAAAATGGGATAGTTGCAAACTTACGTGCAAAGCGGTCTACACGACCTTGGATCTGGTTAAGTGACATACGCACTGAACCATCTGCGCCCTTTAGACGACCTACTTGACGTTCTCCAGCTGCAAGTTCTGTAACATCATCTGTTAAGCCTGCTGCAATATCTTCAAATTGAATCTTGTTTGTACCGTAGAAAGTATCAACAATCTTCTGTCCTACTTTGTCAATGTTAAATACTTTGTTTGCAGTACGAAGAGTATTGATGCGTGCTTTACGAGCAGCATCTAAAGTTGGGATAAGTGGAACCTGTCGTCCAGGTTGTCCCTTAATAATGTTTCTAACGTCTACAGTATTTTGTAGGTAGTTTTTAGCAGTTGCTGCATCTTTAACACCTGCTTTAATAAACTCATCTACTGCTGCAGGGCCAAACTCTGGCGCAATACGTCGTAGTTCATCAGATAATGCAACCTGAGCACGTAGATCTCTACTGGTTTTGCGAACCTTGTCTAGTTCATCTAGCTTAGAACCGTATAGATTAAAGAAATCTACTACACCTTTTTGTGCAAAAACTCTATCTAGGTTCTCTGTATTACCAGCAGTTGCTAAAAGGTTGCGTCCATAACTAAACTTTTCTTTGTTAAGAACATTAAACAGTAGGTAGTCTCCGGCATCGTATGCCTTTTTAGCCTTACCTAATACTAGGAATGGGTCTGCAAAGATACGATATGAGGCATCAACGAATCCTGAGATTCCCTTGTATAGAAAGCCTGAGCCTTCTTGAGATCCTGGAAGCAAGTTAGCAACTTGGCGACCTGGAGAATATTTAGCAGCATTTACCTTGTCTAGTGCATTCTGAAAATCTGTAACATCTTCTTCTGTGCTGTATCGAAGATCTGCACGTCGAGCAATCTGCTTTTCAATCTCTGTGCCTTCTGCAATAATCTTATCTAGTGGAGTACCACCTGCTACCTTCATAGCAACATTGATAAGGTCACTGCCAAACTCTTTCTTAGCTCTGGAGATGCGGTCTGGACTAAAGACCATATCGCCTTTATCGTTTGCAATCTCAAAGGCTTTGCCAATGTTTACACCTTGGTCTGCTGCAATAGCACCGGTGCGATACAAACGAGTAGTAAAGTCAGACACTTCGTTCAAAGCAGCAAATGTGCCACCGATAACAGCCTTAATAGGTGCTGTCATATAGTGGAAAGCTGTGCCAAACCATCCACGCTTTTGCTCTGGTGGTGCATCTTCTGATTCACCGAACATAGCAGTATGAGCGTTCTGTTGGTCTTGCGTCATTGAATTAAACTTTTGTTGTGCTACAGGTGAAGGTAGAGCAAGCAGTGTCTTGTGTGAGTCTAGTAGTTTTGCTAGACCATCAACTTGTGCCTTTTGACCTGGCGTAAGACCAGCCTGTGCTGCCGCAGCAATTAAATTATTCTGCGCCATTTATAGACCTCGTGATGCAGCTCGCTGATACAAGATCGCAATTTCACCAGTTTGATCGTATGGAATCATCTTTGCTAATACATCCGATAACTTTTCAGTTATAGGATTCATCATCATTGCGCTAGCACCTGGACCTGGACCTGCATTAATACCTGCAGTAATAGGTTCATCTGGACGTTGTGATGGTGCATATAATTCTGTTACGGGTCCTTGTGCTGCAGCCTCACGTACATCGCCTGCACGAGCAGGACGTGTATCTGGAGTTTTGGCAAGCGGAGCACCTGACTTAATAGCCTGTGTCTCAACGCCTTCGCCGTATGCTGTGGAACCCATTTCTAACTTATCTGTACGTGTGGAGAACTTACCTGGACCTGCTGGTCCAGCCAGTGGATTTGTCATACTCACTGTTGTTCCTCCTCTAATTTTTCTAAATCTGCTGTCATATCTTCCCAAGCCCTGTTGGTTTGAGTAAGATGATTTGATTGATAAATTGCTAATTCCATTATCTCACCTGTTAAGGTTTCAATAGATGATGCTATGTTGTGTATAAAGCCTACGCCTACAACAACGAAATCAAGAAAGCGCACTGGACGAGGAATGTAGTTGTCATCTTTCATCGCCCAGTACACCTTCCCTTAAAAAGTTATTATCCCTTTTTTACTGCATTGCCGCGACGGCCTGCTGGCATCATTGATGGTACAACCTTGCCTGGTCCTGCTGGCTTAGAGGTATCCTTCTTGCCTTCAACTGGCTTTGACATTGGTGCTGCTGCACGTGATCCTTTGTTCATATTACACCTCCTCTGATTATGCTGCGCCGGTGATACCAGCTAGTAGTTGGGCTATATCTGGACGTTGACCAGCAGCAGGGGCCATACCACCTTGTTCTTGTGGAGGTTGCGCTGAGGCTGGGGCGGGGGCCGCACCTGCTGCTGGAAGCTGTTGCTCCATACCTGGTGCCATAGGTGGCATCTGCGGGGTTGGAGCTGGTTCTGGTGTAAATGCTTTTTCGATTGTGCTCTCTAGCGATTGGCCCTTTTGCCGACCTTGGATAACAGACGCAATGCGGGTGATAATCTCTGTAGGGTCTTGGCCTTGCGCTGCAAGGGCTGGAATGGCTTGAGCATACTGAGCAACAGCCACGCGCAAAGAATCGCGCATTTCTTCAATATCAACACGTTGTTCCTCCTGCGTAACATTCAAGTCCATTGGAATCTCACGACGTACATAGTCACGAGATACGAGCTTGTCTGAACGCATTTGTAGTAAAGCAATGATGGCACGGTTTGGATCCATACCAGACATAATTCCGTAGCGTACATCTACGCCGTACTCACCCTTAATGTCACGAGATGGTGTGTACTTGAGAACGTAAGGTGTTCCATCATCTGTTCCCTTGATGGTCTTTGGAATACCACCAAATACTTTCTCATCTGCTTCAAAGCAAACTGAAATAAGTTCTTGGAACATACGAGCAAACTGTGCTTGTGCTGACTTGATCTGTGTATCAAAGCCAGCCTGTAGTGCTTGCACACCACGGCCTGTTACAACTGATGCGTCAATGTTACCTGAACGAGATTCAGGGTAACGAGCACCAAGACGTAGTTCACGCTCAAGAACACCAGACTCTGCAAAGATGCCTGGTGGTAAATCTAATGGAACGCGACGAATACCTTGTGGGTTAGCAGAACGCATAATTGAATCTGGACCAAGAGCAAGTTCTTGCACATCTTGTGGGATAGCAATAGGTGCTTGGATAGACTTTTCTGCAGCTTGGATTTGCAATACTGCAAAGCGAGCACGAGCTAGCTGTACAGATAGAACATCATCAAACTGTCCACGTGCTTCTCCATCAAGAGATGAACGCATTACGACAGAACCCATTGGCTTACCTAAGATGTTAGGTGTGCGTGATAGAACTAAGTTCTTACGCTCTGGTAAGTACAGTAGGTCTTGGTCCTTGTCGTGGTACTTGACCATTGAGATATAAGGAGAAGATAGAGCGTACTGGTTTCGGCCTAGAATCAAATCGTAATACTCTGGGTATTGTGCCGCCAGTGTCTCTGCATCGGTAACAATAACCTGAGTCACAGACATAACGCGACCATAACGATCTAACTCTGGGTAGGTACCAAATGGGTTGAGCATACGAATACGAGGGTTGTTGTCCTCAAAGTCCATCTCAACCATACCAATACCAAGACCGTAGGTGTTATACCAGTCTGCTGCTGTGTACATCTGCAGTTGTAGGTCAGAGTTTGTTACATAAAAGTTTGCAATACGAGTTCTAGTAGCTGCTGCTTTGCGTGCTGCATCTGAAACCATATTGGTTGCTGAGCAGTTAAAGGATGGCAGTGGTGCCATTGCTTCTGCTAAGTCACGTGCTGCGACGTCAATGAAGTTTGCAACCAGAGGCTTTGGATATTCCTCTGAAAACATTGCTGGATATACCTTAGAGATATCTCCCTGACGCACCGAGAGCACATCACGCATACGTTGATCTCGCGCTGATGAGCGAGTACGTAAGCGTGCTAGCTTAGCGTCTACTTCTTTGACTGATAACAATTAGTGTCCTTACTTAGACTTCTTGTATAATCCTGGATACTTCTTGTTGGTTGCCTTCTTAGCATCCATCTCTGCCTTCTTAACACCGGCAGGTGAAGTACGACGCTGGATTTCTTTGATTGCATCTGGGCCTGTAAGCGTTCTAGGCATAGGCTTCTTAGCACCAGTGCTTGGCTTACGTGGTGCCGCTGGCATCTTAGGTGCAGGCTTCTTCATCTGTGGCATTACTTAGTCTTCTTCTTTACATTCTGACGACCAGTTGTTGGGATACCCTTAGCGCTTTTCTTAGCAGGAGGCATAGGTGTTACCTTTGCCTTATTAGGTCCAGTTCCAATAGTCTTTGGCTTTGCTGCTGCTGCCTTCTTAGTTGCTGGCTTAGGTGCTTGCTTCTTTGCTGCACCACCAGTAGTACCAGTCATTAGTGTCTTTTCTGCCTTCTTTGCAGCAGTACGCTTTTCAATAGCAGTTGCACGTGCTGCAGTTTTTGCAGTATCAAGACGACGGCGTTGCTGCATTAGGTTAGCAGCACGTTGTTCTGACTCATTTGCATAACGACCACCAAACTTATCAATCAACTTTTCCTTACCACGTGTTAAATCCATAACTAATCTATCAGTACCGCCACGTGAAGTGCCACGTGGGTAATCTTGATCAAATGCACGGCGGCGTGCTTTGCGAGCCTTATCTGCTGTTGATTCTGCCATTGTTATCTCCTTATTAGATGAACGTACGATCTTTTTCTGCGAGCAGTTCATCTATGTTGATAACTGTTCGTTTGCCTACCTCGTATCGAGATAGAAAAGGATTCTTCATATGGTGTGTCTTGTGCATACCTTGGTTGAGCATCTCGCGTGCGCGGATCTCACAGAACCAAAGTGCCATCACCATATCGGTCTTGCCTTTAGTAGTAGGTGACCACGTAATCAATTGCTCGATAAGAGCTTTGACGTTTTCAGTTTGGTCACTAGGTAAGTGAATAAGGTTGTCGCGGTGGTGCTTGCCGTCGAATTGTTTTGTGCCGAACAAGGTGGACATAGAAGCAACACCGAAACCGGAGTCCCACTTGTTGGTTCCAGTATGGTGTTCGCGTAATAGAACGCCACGGCTTGCAAGATTTTGGCGGATGCCTTCGTCCTGCGTTAAGAAAGATTGAAAAGCGTTCTTCTCTACTATCCACTCACTAGGCTGGTATAGGGAAGTCCAGTCAAAGATTAGTTGACGGATCGCAGCAGGCGTTGGCCTAGTAATCTTAATAGCATCAACGATATAGCGTTTATGTGTAGCCCGATCAACAGCG